AGATGCAAATACTCGTATGCATTTTTCTTTTAGTTTTTGTCCGTTATGTTCTATATGAGTAAATTTATGAGATATCTTTATTACTTTTTGAAATTCTATAAGATCATTACTTTTTTCTATAGTCTCTCTAACGTCAACATTATTTATGCAGTATTCTAATACAGCTTTTTTTATTATTGGTAAATTATAGTCTAATCTAGAAGGTTTCTTAAAACTACCTTTTGATTTTATATCGTCTCCAATAATTATATAATTGTTAACATCTTTTTGATATATCTTATTATATACGTCCCATTCAAGTTCAAACTTGGTCCTGTCTTCCCATTCTTTTGCAATTTCTTTTATTTTATCAAGTTGCTCTAAGTTGTCGACTTTACCAATTAGTCCGTCGGTATTATATTGAATAGGCTTCCAATAACCTTCTAGTTTTTCTATTAGATCCAATAAAAACAATTGGCCATTCACGCACACATTATTAGCCATCTGTGGATCGTATAAATTATTTGTCTTAGATTTAGATGCTCCGTACGTCGCGTTGATTACGATTTTTAGTACGTCAGCATATTCTTTTTGTTTTGTTCTTTTGTATTCAAGACGTTTGTCTCTGATTTCTCTAAACAATTCTTTATTTTTAACGTTCCTGCTTAGAAAATCATATTCAATCATTAACTGAGGATAATAAGACGTTATATCACAATTTACAATTATACCTTCCTCTTTTATATGTTCAATTGCTCCATGGCACCCTCCCCAAGCAAAAATTGTAGGTACTACGTCTATAATACTTTCTAGTTTTTCCGCATAGTCTCTGTTTTCTTTATACCAATCTAAAACATATTTGTATTTATCTAACTTGATAGTGTCGCAAAATATAAGTTCAAATTCATCATTTCTAAATTCTTTTTGTGCACCTAAAATTATCGACGCTAAATTGGCTTTCGTTTTTGATACATAAGATTTAGGTAATGCAAACATTTGTACTAATTTTATAATTGCCATTAGCTCAGTTTTTTGTAATGTCAATACTTCTATAGTTTGTTCAACGTCATGTATACAATATTTTTCAGTTTCTTTAAGCTCATCTTCAGTTAATTTTCTATCTATAGTAAAATCAACGCTGGATTCCATTATGTTGTTACCAAAATACCCTTCGTATTCCTTCAGACTTTTCAAAGTAGTTTTGATATCAAAGTTTATTAATTCTATTTTGTTTAATTTGTTAGAGTATTCCCATCCGAATCTTCCTTCTTGTATTATGAAATTTGAAAGTTCATGTGGGTTAATATCTAATAAAATACCCTTGAAAATATATTGATCGTAATGTCTTGAGTTATAACCGACAAATATCGCGCCTTTATTTTTTTCATAAAAATCTTTAAGTTCGTCTTTATTATTTGATATTGTTGTAGTTTTATTATCGACTAAATTTATAAATACTACTAACCAATCATATTTAAAAACCTCAAAGTCATATGCTATTAACATGTTACCCCCTTTCAGGGGGGGATGTCCCCCTAAAATACATTAGTTATTTTGAACGTTTTAAATCCTTTGTTGTTTTCTCCATAGTCTAATCCGTATTCTTTGTCTTCTATTGCTATCTTTACTTTGTCAATTAAGTCTAACCATTGAAATTGGTCTTCAAATTTTATTTCTAAACCACTCTCGAAACTCTCGAGTAAATCATTTATAATTTTAATTTGAAAACCTTTAGTGATTACTTGATTTTGAAATAGATAATTACCTGTGTGTACTCCAGCGATAATACGGTATCGAACTTTTACCATATCTTTAGAACCATCTTTTGTTTTTCCAAGCTCTAAACCTACTACTCTAACTTCATATTGTCCAGCTTCCACTTCAGCATATTCTTTCTTAACCTCGTTTAGTTTTTCAAAATCCGCCTTAAACGCTTCTAAATCAAAATCTCCATCAAAAAATCCCATAATAAACATCTCCTTTAAATTTTCGTATTTTTAATTAATTCCAAAAAAGCCGTTTTGTTTAGTTCAACTTTGTCAACTCTAAAATTATATCTGCCTCCTCCAGTAGTAGTCTCTGACGCTTTAAAGTTTAGATATCTCTTAGTACCTTCGGCTGTTACTCTAGTAGTTATATCAACCATACCTTCAATTACGTTTACAATTTTTTCGGGTAGGTTAGGTCTAAACCAAGTTTGAGGTACACCAGCTTTTCTCAATTCTTGTTTTACTTCTTTTGATATAAAGACTATTTGATAACCAATATTTTTTAGTCTCTTTAATGTTGATAAAAATTCAGTTTTTACCATATCATAACCTTTTCCAAACTGTGCGTCACTCTCATGCTCAATCTTCAATTTCTCATACATATAGACTCTGCAGTGTTCGTATAAATCTTCTAATAAGTCGACTGCGATTGTTTCATATGTATTTTCTTTCTTTTCTAGTTCAGTCACAATTTCTTTAAAGTTTAACCAAGCATATTTTCTAATAGTCAATCTACCTTGCTGAGTAATTTGGTCTTTGATTCTTAAAATTGGGCTATTAATATGATCAACATTTCCGTCAGTGTTTAACATAAGTACGTTATCGAAACTGTTTACAAATACTGTCTTTCCTGTGTAGCTATTTCCGTAAATCCACATGTCAGGTGTTAAACTAATTGAAACTTCTCTTTTTTTGTTTTCTGGCAACATTATACATCCTCCTTTTCTTTCTCTAATAATCTTATTTTTCTTTCAATGTACCATATGGCTTTCTTCAAGTCTTGTATATTATCATCCTTCTTCCCAGCTCGCCATAAATATTTGATTGCGTTGCCTATACAAAAATCCATATGTTCTGTTATAGATATGCATTCTACTCCGCTTGGATGGTCTTTATAATGTTTAGGGCTTATTGGATCACTCATCTAGCTTCTCCTTTAATAATTCTAAAGCTTCAAACAATTCATCTGTACCTATAGCCAGCTCTTCTTCTGACACTTCTTCCATCAAATCTCTATAACTTTCTCCAAATAAATCGATAAAATCATACAACATCATGTAAGCTTTTTGTTTATCCATTTTAATCCATCTCCTTTAATAATTCTAAACCTTCAAACAATTCATCTGTATCTATTTCTAACTCTTCTTCTGACACTTCTTCCACCAACTCTCTATACAACTCTCTATAACTTTCTCCAAATGCATCGATAAAATCATACAACATCATGTAAGTTTTTTGTTTATCCATTTTAATCCATCTCCTTTATTTTTATTTTAAAATCGTCGAAGTCTTTTGGATATAAGACAAATACGATTCCACCTGCTTTTCTAATTTGTTCGATCTGGTATTTTTGGATTTCACTTAGTTTTCCTTTTTCTGCTTTAAATTCAATACCAACAAACCGACCTCTTATACACATCAAAGTATCGGGTACACCTGCTTTTGTATACATAGATGCCCCATAAGGTATGTGATATATTCCGTTTTTATCTAGCCATTTTTTAACTTTGTTTTTGAACTTAGTTTCAGCAGTCATACGCTTACGTCAAAGTTGGTGCCTAACATTATGTTATTATTTATTTCACCACTCGCCCCATAAGTATTTAAGTTTTCCATCATTTTTAATAAAATCATCATTACCATCAATTGTTTAAGATCGTCCATATTAGATTGTTGTTGAGGTCTATCGTTAAATTGATAAGTATTAAATTGAGTATTTTGAATATTATTAACTATCATTTTGACCATCCTCACTTTCGATCTCATCTCGTCGTATTCTATCTAGCGTTTTATCTAAGTCTCTTGTAATTACAATATGATCATCCAAGTGAATTTCATATAGTCCTGTTTGCTCATCAATAATTATATTCATACTAAATCTCCTTTCTTATTTATTAAACCTAATTTTAACAATTTATCGAATAATACATCTTGTACTTTTGTTATATCTTCTATTTCTGCTAACTTCACTTCTTCACTATTTAGTTCTCGTTTTATAAGTAAAAATCCATCCGAGTCGTTATTTTTTATAATCATAAATATTTCATTGTCAAATTCAAATGAATCTAGTAATATTGCTTCTACTAGTTCATCTTTAATTTGAAATGTTATATTTAAGTGATTTGAAATTACTTCAGTTCCTTCTATCATATTTATCACCCCTTTTCAAATAATTGAATTGTATAATCTTCTCTAGTTTGTAATACTTTTAATATTTCCAGTTCGATACCTGTAAGCAAATGATAGTACCAACATGTTTTCGTTTGACCTATCCTATGCGTTCTTTTTTTAGATTGCATATATAAGTCTGCCGATAATGTCAATGAATAGTATATTATTTTATTAGCTTTTTGTAAATTCAACCCGCTTGCCCCGGACTGATACTGCACGAGAGTTATTGAATTAGAGTATTTGTTATAAGCGTCCAAATTAGTT